AAAACCATTAATAGGAGCAACAGGGATTGTTGGGGTTATTGGACATGCACAGTGGGGTCCAATAGATACTGTTACAAGTTTGAGTAGTTTTGCAGAAGCTTTAAAAACTTTTAAAGATGATGATACTAATTTAACTTTAATTAAAGCATTAGAATTAATTTTTGCTAATGGTGCATCACAAGTAAAGGCTTTAAGAATTGAGCATGATTCTTCTCCTGCAATAGCAGCAACGAAAAATTTTAATAATGGAGCAACTCCTGTTATTCAGGTTGATGCCAAATACAAAGGAGCTTATGGTAATAATATCAGTGTAACAATTACAGAAAACTCAGTTGATAGCGATTTAAGAGATATTTTAATTACAGACGGAACAATAAGTGAAACACTAATTGGATCAGCAACTAATGATGAAATAGTAGACTATTTTAATGAAAATAGTGAAATAGTAGAATTAACAAAATTAGCAGAAGGATTTGTTGATGCAATTACAGAGACCAATTTAACTGCTGGTGATAATGGAACAACTCCAATAGCTGCATCTTATTCTGCTGCTTTGGCAAATTTCGAGACAGAAGAGATGAACATAGTAATATGTGCTGGACAATCTGATAGTGCAGTACATGCAGCAATTAAAACACATTGTAATTTAATGGCAGAGCATGGAAAGCCAAGAATTGGAATTGTAGGAAGTGCAGCTAGTACAAGTATTGATACGAACAAAACAAATGCAGCATCATTAAGTAGTGATAGAATTGTTTATGTTGCACCTGGAATAAAAATGACAGATAGAATTTTAGGTACAGAAGTAACAAGGTCTCCTGCTTATACAGCAGCAGCTGTTGCTGGATTAATAGCAAACAATGATGTAAATATAAGTATTACAAGAAAACAAATTCAAGGAATAACAGGATTAGAAACAGAGTATAATGATTCAGAGATATATGATTTAACATCTTATCGGGTAATGACTATTCAAAAATATAATGGATATTCTCCTGTAAAAGATATTACAACTTCAACAGATAGTGCTTGGGATTTTATAACAACACGTAGAATTGTTGATTATGTTGTTGTAGCAGTTGAAAGCATAGGACAAGGATTTATAGGAAGATTAAATTTACCACACATCAGAGCTGCATTAGGTGGTGTAATTGATGCATTTATGAAAACAAGTAAAGAAAATTATATTATACAAGAATATTCAATAGAAGTTACAGCAACAAGAGCACAAGAAATAGCTGGAATTTGTACAGTAAATTTAGGAGTACAGCCTGTATTTTCAATATACTTTATTGATGTAAATATATTTCTTGGTTAAATAAAGGGGTGAATAAAAATGACAAATATACATGGTAATAAAACAGCGAGAGGTTATAAGGTAAAAATAACCTGTTTTGATGAAAGTACCAATCAAGAAGTTCCAATAGGATATGCACAATCATTTGAAATTAAAATACCACAAGCAATTGATTATGTTGATGGATTAGGATTTGATAGAGCAACAGAGATAATAGAAGGAATTGTACATCCATCTGGAACAATTGAAGAAGTATTTATTAATACAAATTTAATTGATAAAGCACAAAGAAATGACGATGGAGAATTACCTTATCTCAATTTCTTAGGAGTAATGAAAATAGGTGGTGTTGAAAAAACACTAAAGGTCTCTGGGGCTAAAATTAGTGATTTGAATTTAAAATTTGGTGTAGCAGAGAAAGTATTAAAAGGAAGTTTTCCATTTAAAGCATTAGATGCTGAGGTGATTTAATGAAAGAAAATGAGAGTGGCATAAAAATAATCGAAATTTATGGAACCACTTATAAAATGAGAGAACTAACAGCTGATGATTTTTTAGATTCTATGGATTTGGCAGGAGAGCAAAAAGGATATGCAACAAAAATTTTATTGCAAAGAGCAATAATTGAACCAACTATAGGCATAGATGAATTTAATAAATTAAAAGCAAAAGATTTTTTAAAATTAGTACAAGCGATGAATGAAATGAATGGATTAAATGACAAGGATTTTCAAACAGCTCAGAAGTAAATGGTTTTTATCAGGTATGTGTTTTAATGAAAAAACTTCCTTCTGAGCTTAGAAAAGAAGGATTAAAAGATTATAAAAGATTGATGAAAACATTACACGAAATGAATGAAAAAGGTATTGAAGATGGCTGAGGGAACAATAAATATTTTATATAATTGGATAGAACAAGGTTTTGATGCAGTAAAGTCTTCTTTAGCTGTAGCACAAGAAGGTACAATAAAATTAACTGCTACCATGAAAGACTTATCAGCAATTGCTAAAAGTGTTGGTTTAGATTTTATAGATATGGGAATTAATTCAGTAAAATCCTTTTTAACAACTGCTGAGAATTTAAATAAATTTATCACTGATTTAAAAACAGCAGGACAAGCAGTAGAAACCATTAATAATGCTACTGAAACAGGTATTGCAATAGAAACGACAGCAACCGCAGTTAAAACAGCATCAACAGTTGCAACAGCTACAAATACTACAACAAAAGCTACCAATACAGTAGCAACTACAGCAAATGCAGGTGCCAATACCTTATTAACCGGAGCTACTCTTATGTTGGCAAGTGCCACTAATATTTTAACTGCAAGTACTATTACATTTATGGGTGTAACATTTCCTTTATGGGCAGTATTGATAGCATTGGCTGGAATTGCTTTTGTTTTAAAAGCTGCATGGGAAGCAAACTTTTTAGGAATAGCAGATTTAGTAGAAGATACTTTTGGTTTTATAATGGAATTATTTGATGATATTTTCTATGTAATTGTAGATTTTTTTGAAATGTTAGATAGCAATATGGGTAATTTTGATATATTAAGATTACTTTTATTGCCATTAATTTGGCCATTAGAATTATTGGGCAATATTTTTGGATTTCTTAGTGAAAAAATAGATGAAGCTGGTGGTGTATTAGAAATTTTCTCAGGACCATTAAGTTTTGTAAGCAATTTAATAAATGTATTAGCAGAAGGATTAGAATTTTTATATACAAAAGCAGAAGAGATTTTAAGTCCATTTATGTTTTTAAAAGATTTATTAGAATTCATAATTTCTCCTTTAAGTTTAGTTACAAATGCAGCAAGTAGTTTAGGTGAAATATTTGGAATGAATTTAACTACTGCTGCAAGTGAAAATAATTTTGGATCTGCTGCAACTAATACATACATTGGTGGTAGTAATTCAAACAAAAATTTAAATTTTAATACTTCAATATATGGAGCAGAGCAAAGAAACATGGCAAGTTTATCAGAGCAATATTTAAGTATTGTAAGTCCACAAATACAAAATCAGGTGTAATTTATGAATATAGAATTTGCAAAAATAGAAAATGATGATATATCATTTATTTTTCCTATTAATCCAAATAAAGCAGATATTACAACAGGACAAAAACAAAACAAAATAAAAATACCAGGAAGAAATGGCAACTTAACACAATTTATGGGAAGAGAAGATAAACAAATATTAATTTCGGGAACTTTATATAGTGGAACTCAATATTATAATAAAGGTAAAAAAATATCTTTAGAAGATTTGGTAGGAACATTGCAAAAAATATCAACTATGCCAGCAGTTTTTGATTTTGCTGGCATTTTAACAAATCAAGCAAAAGCAGAAAAAGTTACAGTTAGTGGATTTAAAGCTACATTGAATAGTAAATCTCCTTATTCTTTTAATTATAATATGACATTAACAGAATATAGAGCTTTTAATGTTCCTATGGTAAATTTAGTATCAACAAGCACTACAGAATTTGTAAATAAATTAAAAGAGACTTTTACAAAAAATAGATTGAGGCGTACATAATGGTAAATGAAACATTTATAGATACATTTGGAGAAACAAATGAACAAATTTACACTCCTGTAAAAGAATTCATACAACCTACTTTTTTAATACAAATTTTTGATTTAAATGGTGCTGAACTTTATAAGTTATATGATTTTGAAACTTTAATTATTGAAAATAATATGGAGCATACACAATCTAGTAGCAGTGCAGGCTCTGTAGGATTATCAAATACTGCAACTCTTGTAATACCTAATACAAGTGGAATTGCTTGGTCTAAAATAAAACAAGATTATCCTATAATAATATATGGAGACTATATAGATACTGGTGAAAAATTATTTGATGAAATATTAATAGGCAAAAATGGAACAAGAACTATGAAAAAATTATTTACAGGTTATATAGAAGAAATACATCCTTCATTTGGAAATGAAGGACATAGAATAAAAGTTGTTTGCAAGAATACTATTTATAAATATAAACAAATATTTTGTAAAAATAAGATATATTATGGTACTGCAAAAGATTCAATTTTAAAATTTATGGTAGAAAATGAAATTACTAATATCAAATATGATTTTTCAAAAATGTTAAATGTAAAAGCAAAAATAGAAATAAAAGATTCAACAGTCTATAGTGCTTTTGATAAATTTAGAAAAGACATAGTCCATTTTGCTTATATTAATGAAGAAGATACTTTAATATTAGAACCTATAGAAAATTTATTTCCTATTAATGAAAAAAGTTTATATAGAGCATTTAAATATGGTGAACAATTATTAAGTGCTACTATACCAAGTTATAAAAAAAGTGTAAATGCTATAAAAGTTTTTTATGGTAGAACTTTCAATGAAACAAAATTTGTTAATGTAGAAGATTCAGGTTTAATAGAATTATTCGGAGAAAGAATAGAAAGAATTTACATAAAAAGAGACATTAGCAATAGAAATGATGCAGAGAATTTTGCTAAAAATGAATTAAAAGGATTCTTAAAAAATAATACTACTTCATGTTCAACAATATTTTTTCCTTATATGAATTTAAAAGAATTTTTTAAAATAGATTATCCATTTGCACAATATAATTGTTTATTTATATGTGATGGAATTAAACATGATATAAGTAATGAAAATGTAAAAACAGAAATATATGGTTTTGCTACATTAATAAATTCTATACCAGAAAGTATAGTAGACGATAATAGAAAAACAATATTAGAAGTACAGAGAGGAAATTAAAATGAGAAACATAGGAGAAGTTTTATCATCAGCAATTTTAAAAGAAATTGCAAAAATAGATTTTTTAGATACAGCTAAAATATTAAAAGTTTATTATACGAAAGAGACAGATACTTATGGAGAAATCATTTATCCCGGAACTGCAAAAATATTAATACAAGATGGAACAAATGAAAATCAATTGAATGGTGTTCCTATTTTATCTATTAATGCATCAATAGACTGTGGTGTTAAAATGTTTCCACAGGAAGGAGATATAGTAGTAATTGCATATTTAGAGCAAGATAAACATGCACCTGTAATTTTAGGTAGTATTTTTACAGAAGAAACTTTGTTTGATGAAACAGAGAGTGAATGGATGATAAAACATCCAAGTGGTTCGTATATAAAATTTGACAATGAAGGAAATATTATTTTAAGTGTTCCAACAGGAAAAGAGGTAAAGGTGATTTAATGAAAGCTGTAGTAGACCAAGATACAACAACAGTAGGAAATTCATGTGGATTACCTCATGCTTCAGGAGCAGGTACATGGAATATAGATAAAACTCAATTAAAATTAAGAGTACAAGGAAAATTAGTTTTAATAGATGGAGACATAGCAATTGCTGGTGATGGTTGCTCTTTAATAACTAATGCAATATCACAATCAAAATTAACAATAAATGGAATTCCTGTTGCAACAGATAATGATAAATGTGAAAATGGATGCCATCCTGCAAGTAGCAATATAAATCCATCTACAACAAAATTGGTGATTGAATGAGTTTTACAGAAGATGAATATGGTACAGATATTAGATTTTCAAGTAATATGCAATTTACTCCATTAAAAAAACCAGGAATTATAACTAAAAAAGATAATTTAGAGCAAGCTATATATAATAGAATGAGAACATTTAAAGGAGAATTAGTATGGAATAATAATTATGGTAGTGATTTACAAAAATTAATTGGACAACCAATGACAGAAACAAATCAAGCATTAGCAAGATTATATTTTGTAGACTCTGTTATGAGAGATCCAAGAATAAAAGAAGTTACAAACATAACAACTAAATATGATAAAATAAGAAATATTTTATACATAAATGCAACAGTGGAAACAATATTGGATAGTGAACCATTAAATTTGGTATTTCCATTTTTTTTATAGAGGTGTTAAATAGATGACAACATATATATCAGTAAAGGAATTATTTACAGGAGACAGTATTACAACTACATTTGATTTAAAATATACTCCAATTTCTCCAATAACATATGTTTATGTAAATGATGTTAGGATGTATGAAGGTATTAATTTTAGTATTAGCTATTTAAATAAACAGATAACCTTTTTTGATATTTATGCAGAAGGTATTGCTATTGTTGTAATTTATAGAACTGATTTAGAAAAAACATTTGAAGATTTAGTTGCAGATATGATTTATTATATTGCTGAAAACCAAACAGAAGTTACAGATTTTAATGAAGGTGGAATTGTTAGAACTATTTTAGAAGCTGTTGCATATGAATTAGGAACAGGAACTGATTATGATGAGCCTCTTTACTCTAAATTAACAGATGTATATAATTCAGCTTATGTTGATACAGCATCAGGAGTAGATTTAGAAAATGTTGTTGCATTGGTAGGTGTATCAAGAAGAGATGCAACATCAGCTACAGGTGAAGTTACATTTAGTAGAAGTGTGCCTGTTTCATATGATATAATTATTAATACAGGAACAACAGTTTCTACAACTAAATCTGGTACAACTGATGCTATTTCTTTTGCTACAACTGAAAGTGTTACATTAATAGCAGGAGATACCTCTGTATCTGCTTCTGTTCAAGCTATTAATACAGGTAGTACTGGAAATGTTGGAGCTAGTTCAATAAATGTAATGACAACGAGTGTTGCAGGAATTGAAAGTGTAATAAATACCTTAGAAACATCTGGTGGTCTTGATATTGAAACAGATGATGAATTAAGAGCAAGAGAAAAAAGAGCGTTGTCTTCAATTACAAAAGCAACAGAGTCAGCAATTACTTCAATTGTTC